TTGCAAGCCTGGGACCAATCGGTTGAGGACGGCACTACCACCGGCAAGGCTTATTGCTCGCTTCACGCGGCGCGCCAAAATGAAACAATGGGTGCAGGGGATGTGTGGTACTACCGCGGCGGGCAGGTTGAATACCTGCACACCAGCGCCTACACGCTTGTTGAAACCGCAGGCACCGCAACGGGCTACTCATCCCTGATCTGTGACACCGACGGCGCGATCTTTGGGGATTCATCGCCAGGCCGCACCGTAATCCGCTGGCAGCGCGCACGCACCACCGCCTACACTCCGAGCTCTTTCACTCTAACTAAAGGCTTCGATTTCGGTTGCTATGGAAACGGCGACGCTCGCCACATTCGTGTTTCCATCCAGGCCACTCATGTGCTTTTCGAGAATTGTCGCTGGCTTTATTCACTCGGTGGCTGGACCGGCGATTCTCATTGTATGGAGCTTTTCGAGGCGGGCGACCGCTGGGCTGAGTTTGTGGACTGTGAATTTGAGCAGTCGGGCCAGACCTATTTGCAGCTAGGGAGCACGGGCCGCGGCGTTGATGGCGGAGCCGTGTTCACCCGCTGCCGATTCTTCAAAGACAACACCACAGCAGGCGGCGCGGTAATGGCCCCATCGGGGGGCAGCGCTGGCATTATCTACTTCGAGGACTGTGACTTCGGCTATGACGGCAGCGGAAACAGCCGTCCGCTTTCCTCCATCTTCGGTTCAAGCGGAGTGTGTGTGTACCTGCGCGGGGGGCGCTTCAATGCCACCACCGTAGGGCCGACACTTGGAGGCGACGGCAACATGGGCCGCTACTTCTGCGAGGACTGGAACGACACGCCCGGCGACAACCGGCACATCACGAACGCCGGGGTTGTGCAGAGCGAGACTAGCACGGTGCGCTCGGGTGGGGGTGATAAGTCGCTCAAGATGGTGCCGAACAGTTTTATCGGTATCAACCACCAGCTTGTCGCTGGCATGTTTCCGTTCGAGATTCCAGTGAAGTGTACCGCAGCCTCCACCACCATCACCGTCTACCTTAACACTTACGGCTATACCACTATGCCGACCGCCGCCGAGCTTTATATCGAGGTTTCATACCTTAACCACGCGACCCGCGCCACGCGCGCGCGCGTTGTCTCGACCGACGTCGTGTCGTCAAATGGTTCTTGGACCGCCTTTGACGTGACGTTCACGCCAGCACAGGCGGGGCTTGCTTATGTGGATGTGCACCTTACCAAATACGAGGCCAGCAGCGGGGTTTACGTTGACCCCGTGCCGGTTAAGAGCTAATGGCCGAGGTATATTTTCGAGGCAGTTTACCGATCATCGAGGGCGTGCTTGCCGATCAGCAGGACGTCCAATTCCAGGCCGGTATCCCGTACACCAAGATCACCGCGGATAGCGGGAACCAAACAGTCAGCGTCCCTGCCGGGGCGCTTCTCCTTAGCGGCAAAATCCCAACCGTTACGGCATCGGATCACAAGGTCGTCGCCGTCCCCGCTGGGTCGCTTACTCTAACGGCAAACGCCCCGACCGTTTCGGTCCAGGCTAATACAACCGTCGCAGTGCCTGCGGGATCACTGACGCTGACGGGCTTTGCGCCTACGGTTTCAGTTTCGAACAATATCTCCGTCGCAGTGCCCGCGGGTTCGCTGACTCTGACGGGGAATGCTCCAACGGTTACAGCCTCGGGCAGCCAGTCTATTGCTGTCCCGGCCGGGGTGCTGACGCTTGTAGGACAAACACCTACAGTGGCGGCAGGGGGTGGGGCCACGGTATCTGTGCCGGCCGGCTCGCTTTCGCTGACCGGGAATGCCCCAACGGTTACAACAACGGCGCACCAGATCGTATCCGTTCCAGTCGGGAGTCTGACGCTGACGGGACAGACGCCAACAGTGACCACCACATCCAGCGCGCTGATCAACGTCCCGGTCGGGACCCTCACGCTGGTCTCTTATGGCTTCGACGTTATTGCAGGCGACGGCTCGGCTGGGAGCTCTTATAATTATCCAATAGCGCGGCGCAAAAGGAGACTTTGATGGCATCACAAACCGAAATCTGCAACCTTGCGCTTTCGCATATTGGCTCCGCTAAGGAGATCACCAACATTGAAACCGAGCGGTCCCAGGAGGCGCTTGCCTGCCGGCGGTATTACACGATCGCGCGCGACATGGTCCTGCGCGATTTCGAGTGGCCGTTTGCCACGCGCCTCGTTGCCCTCGGTCTAGTAGAGAGCGACCCTAACGATGAGTGGCGCTATTCATACCGCTATCCGACAGACTGTCTGTTTTTTAGGCGCATTCTAAGCGGCGTGCGGAACGAGCGTCCGGATCAGCGCATCCCGCACAAGATAGCATCCGACGACACAGGGAAGCTGATATACACCGACCAGCAGAGCGCCGAGGCGGAGTACACGATTCTTATCAGCAACACGGACGAGTACCACCCTGACTTTGTGATGGCCCTCTCGTATATGCTGGCGTCCCTTGTGGCGTCGAGGCTCACGCAGGGCGATCCTCTGAAGCTGGGGACACACATGCTTAAGCTCTACGAGTACGCGATCACCAAGGCCCAGGCATCAGCAGCTAACGAGGAAAACCAAGGCCCGGAGCCAGAGTCCAGCCTAGCCGCATCGAGGGAATAATGGAATTAACCAGCATGAAGGCATCCAAGAGCGATAAGAACAAAACGCCGTCCCCGGAGGTCGCTGGAGACAGTGAGTATCCATACGGCCTTTCGATCAATTTGAACAGCGAGTCCATAGAGGCGCTCGGCCTGACAACCATCCCCGACGTTGGATCATGCTATATGGTCATCGCGCGCGCCGAGGTTAAGTCGACGTCCACGAGCGAGTACGACGGGGAAGGAAAGCAGTCGAACATATCGCTGCAGATAACCGACATGGCTCTAGAGAAGGAATCTAAGAAGAAGCCTATGGCGCAGCGCATCTACGGAGACGAATAACGTGGCCTCAATAGCACAGCGCAGTTTTGCTGGTGGCGAAATCACCCCGTCGCTGTACGCGCGCGTGGACATGGTCAAATATGCCACGGGACTTCGGACCTGTCGCAACTTTATGATCATGCGTCACGGCGGGGCTTCGAACCGCCCGGGCACGACGTTCGTCGGAGAGGTCGAGGACTCCAGCAAAACCGTCAAGCTGATCCCGTTTATTTTCAACGCTGACCAGACCTATGTGCTTGAGTTTGGCGACCAGTATATGCGCGTCCACCGCAACGGCGTGCAGCTTACCAACGCGGCTCAAAATATAACCGGCATCACCAACGCGAACCCGGCCGTGCTGACATACTCTGGCGCGGACAACTATGCCAATGGCGACGAGGTTTATATCAGCGGCGTCGTCGGGGCGATGAGCTCGTTCGTTAACAACAGAAATTTTAAGGTCGCAAACGTTAACACGGGCACCAATACGTTCGAGCTTCAGTATATGGACAGCACGAACGTCAACAGCACGGCCTTCGGCTCGTACACGTCTGGCGGGACGATCGAAGAGATATACCAAATCAGCACGCCTTACGTTGAGGCGGACCTCGCAGAGCTGCAGCATATCCAGTCGGCTGATGTGATCACGATCGTGCATCCTAGCTATGCACCAAGGGAGCTTTCCCGATCGGGGCACACGAGCTGGACGCTCTCGACGATTACCTTCGCCCCTAGCATCGCAGCCCCCACAGGCGTCACGAACAGCGGGGCCGCCGGCTCCACGACGCAGTGGGTTGTGACGGCCATCGCTGAGGAAACATTCGAGGAAAGCCTCGCGTCGTCGTCTACAGGGTCGAGTGCTACGCCGTCGAGCGGGTCACCCATTACGGTTTCTTGGAGCGCCGTATCCGGGGCGCAGGAGTACAACGTCTATAAAAACTCGAACGGCATCTATGGGTTTATCGGGATCGCCGGCAGCACGTCGTTCGTTGACAACGGCATTACGGCCGACACGGCCGAGGCCCCTCCGACGGCGCGCAATCCATTTAACGCAACAGGGGACTACCCGTCTGCTGTGACGTATTACCAGCAGCGCCTCGGCTTCGCCAACACGGACAACGACACCGAGAAGGTTTGGTTCTCGCGGTCCGCGAACTTCAAAAACTTTACCGTCAGCTCCCCGCTGCAGGACGACGACGCCGTCACGTTCACCGTTGTCGGGCGCCAGGTCAACGAGGTGCGGCACATGCTAGACCTCGGGAAGCTCCTTATCCTAACAAGCGGAGGGGAGTGGATCGCCGAGGGGGACGAGGCCGGCGTGCTTAAGCCGACGGCGATCAACGCCAGGCAGCAGTCCTACAACGGGTCCAGCACGCTTCCGCCTCTTGTCGTCGGGAACAACGCTCTATACGTTCAAGCGCGCGGGACAATCGTGCGCGACCTCGGGTACGATCTGGAATCCGACGGCTATAGAGGGAACGACCTGACGATATTCGCGGCGCACCTTTTCGACGGATACACGATCAGCAACTGGGCGTTCGCTCAAATCCCGCACTCGATTATTTGGGCGGCTCGCAGCGACGGAACGCTTATCGGCATGACCTACGTCCGGGAGCACCAGCTTTGGGCATGGCACCGCCACGACTTCGACGGACTTGTCGAGAACGTTTGCGTCGTACCGGAGGGCACCGAGGACGTGCTTTACATGGTCATTAAGCGCACAATCGATGGGGCCACGAAGCGATACGTTGAGCGCATGGCCAGCCGGCGATTCGACGACGTGATCGACTCCATCTTCTTAGACAGCTCCCTTTCCTACGACGGGCGCAACACCGACGCCGCGCACACAATGACGCTCTCTGGCGGGACGACGTGGGTCTACACGGAAACCCTGACGCTAACGTCCAGCGCGTCCTACTTTGCGTCGACTGACGTCGGGAATCAAATACACCTCACCGGGGACGATGGGACCATAATCCGCTGCACGATCACCGGCTATACGAGCCCGACGGTTGTATCCGTGACTCCGAACATTACTGTCCCGGTCGCTATGCGATCTGCGGCTATCAGCGATTGGGCAAAGGCGGTCGATGAGATAACCGGGCTCTGGCACCTAGAGGGCAAGAGTGTGAGCGTTTTTGCAGATCGGTTTGTCGTGGCCTCACCGAACAACTCGGCATACGAGCTAATCACAGTCAGCGATGGCAGCATCACTCTCGACAAGCCGTACACCGTCATCCATGCGGGGCTCCCGGTAACGGCGGACCTTCAAACGCTAAACATCGACACAGCCGACGGGGAAACGCTGTCGGATAAGAGGAAGCTGATCACCACGGTTAATATTTTCGTCGAGTCCTCCCGCGGCATTTGGGCCGGCGCCGTCCCTCCGACGGATGACTCGGTCGACCCGATCGAGGGCTTAGTCGAGCTGAAGCTCCGCAATCAGGAGGGCTACGACGACCCGGTCGCCCTTAAAACAGAGGTCGTTGATGTGAAGATTCAGGCGGAGTGGAACTCGAATGGGCGTGTCTTTATTCGGCAAATTGATCCAATCCCGCTCTCGGTCCTCGCCGTGATCCCGGCGGGGCTGGTGCCATTCAGGGGGTAACGATGGGTGTATCCGCAGCAATTTTAGCAGGAGCCAGCACGGTCGCTACGATCGGCTCGACCTATAGCCAGTACAAAGGCATCAAGGCCCAGGGCGATTACGAGCAGGGCGTCTACTCGCGCAACGAGGGGATGTCGAAGCTGATGGCCGAGGACGCCATATTCCGCGGCAAGAAGGCCGAGAAAAGCCAGCGCGAGACGATCAGGCAGACCATAGGCAGCCAGCGCGCCGCGCTTGCCGCTCAGAACGTGGACTTGGAGTCAGGGTCTGCCCTTGACGTTCAGCAGGACACGGCTGCTCTTGGCGCCGAGGACGTTTTGGCGATCCGCAACAACGCCTGGCGCGAGGCGTGGGGTTACCGTGTGCAGGCATCCGAGTACGCGGCTGGGCGCGAATACGCGCGGATCAGCACGAACATGGCATCGAAAAACACCATCCTGACTGGCGGGCTGCAGATTGCCAACACCTGGGCGAATTATGCCAATGCAAGTGGGGCTAAGGTTCCCAAGAAAACAGGGAGAGAGTGATGCCAACAGTCCCCGCTTATAGACGAAACGGAACGGCTCTAGAGTCAGTCCGACCGCCGCGCGCGACGTCCCAGGCATCCCCGGAGGCTTTTGGTATAGGAGAGTCCTCGGCGGCGCGTGATCGGGCAACGCAGCAGCTTGCCGATACTGGATTCAAAATATACCAGGCTGAGAAGCAGAAGGCCGACGACATTGCATTCTCCGACGCCGATATGCGCGCATCGGAGGCACAGCTCCGCATTGAGAACGAAGTGCGCGAAATGCGCGGCAAGGACGCGGCGCGCGGGCCCGACGACGCTTTGGTTAAGTGGACCAAGGCTTCCGAAGAAATCCGCGCTGGCATGGCCAACGACGTGCAGCGGGAGGCTATAAGCAAGGCCCTGAAGCTTCGGTGGGTGAACCTGAACAAGGTTACGCAGGAGCACATGGCTACGGAAACGCGCCGGTACGATGACGAGCAGTCCGAGGCGTACATCAAAACATCGCGCGATGAGGCCATCCAGAACTACACCGACCCGATGCGGATAGAGCTTGCGGTGTACCAACAGCGGGCGGCCATCGCTAAGTATGCAGAGCGCAATGGGCTGCCGGCTGAGTGGCAGAAGATGAAAACGCAGGAGGCCGTTACTGCTACGCACGTCGGGGTTATCAACCGGATGCTGGCAAACGGTGAAGATCAGCGGGCGTCGGAGTATTACAAAACTGTTAAGGACAACGTTTCGGGTGATGCATCCGTCGCTGTCGAGAAGGCGCTCGAGGAGGGCTCAACGCGAGGCGAGGCAACGCGCAAGGCCGACAGCATCGTTGGGACGGCTCCTACTAGAGCAGAGGCGCTCGACATGGTTCGTGGCATCGAGGACCCCAAGCTGCGGGATGAAACACGCAAGCGCGTGAACGAGTACTTTGATGACAAGAAAAACGCCGAAGCAGAGGCGCGCGACCAGGCGGTTACGGATGCGGCAAATCTCGTCGAGGGTGCGAAGAGCGCAGATGTTGTCCCGCCGGCGATATGGATGCAGCTTACTGTTGGCGAGCGGTCGGCGCTTGAGTCGCGCGCACGCCAGTTGCGGTCGGGCATTGACCCGGGCACGGATTGGCAGACCTACTACGACCTCAAGAGCCTGGCGTCAACCGATGAAACGCGCACGCAGTTTCTGCGGACGAACCTGATGCTGCTTCGCGGGAAGCTCTCCGAGCCAGAGTTTAAGGAGCTCATCGGTATCCAGGCGTCCATGCGCCAGGGTGGGGAAGAGGCCGAGAAGAAGCTCGTCGGGTTCCGAACCGCCAAGCAGATCGTGGACGACTCCCTGGCGGCTGTGAAAATTGACCCATCGCCTAAGCCGGGCAGGGTCGCGGAGAAGGTGGCGCTGTTTCGGCGCCTTGTTGACGAGCAGATTCAGGCGCGCCAGGCAGAAACCGGCCGAGAGGTTAAGGGCGAAGAGGTCCAGCAAATTGTGGATAACCTGTTGATAAAGGGATATGTCCCCGGGACAGGCTTCTTCGGGGCGTTCAAAAAGCAGCGTCGGGCTTTTGAGCTGGGAGCCGGCGACAGCATCGTCATCGATCCGGACGAGGTCCCCAGGGCGGAGAGAGAGAAAATTACGGAGGCCCTGCGACGGCGCGGGATGCAGGTTACCGAGGAAAAGATCGTCGAATACTACACGAGGAAGCTGCAACTCATGGTGACCAATGCCGGTGAATGAGTACGACGAAATCATTTCAGGGGGCAAGGTTCCGAACAACGGCAACGAATATCTTCAGATGGCGGAGGAGGACGGGGCCGACCAGCGCAGCAATCTGCAGCAGTCTTTGTTCAGCGCAAGCACAGCGGACCCGGCGCGCATGGCGCAGATCGACGAAATGGCCCGCAAGGCCAAGCTGCCGACTGCGGTTGTTGAGCGCAACTTTGACGAGGTAAGCCGGCGGTCGTCCCTTGAGGATATCGACTACGACAAGATCATAGACCAGACCCCCGCCCTGGCATCATGGCTTGAGGACCCTGAGAACGCGGCCGTTGGCCGTGACGACATCGAGGCCCTCGGCAAGCTCGAGCGCGGCGCCAGGCGCATACTCCCCAAATCAGCAGACCCGAGCCGTGGGGCATTCGGCCGTGCCATAGCTACCGGCTGGAGCGACCTTACCGCCTCCACATGGCACCTCGCCGCCGTCTATGGGCTCACAGACCCAGCAGAAGCAGCACAACGCGTTGCCGAGGCTAACGCCAAGGCAGGGACGCTGCGGGCACAGAAGCCTCCATACGCGCTCGAATTCGACCAGATCATGCAGGACGAGGGGGGCGACGTAGACCGGGCGGTTGAGCGATTCAAGAGCTCCTTTGGCGAAATGCAGGACGGGCGGATATACCAGGGACTCATCGACTACAACGCCGGCAAGATTCAAACCGTAGCCGAGGGGCTAGAGATGCTCTGGTCAGCCGTAAGCCGGCCGCAAGGGTTGGCTTATTCTTCCCTGGAAAGCCTGGCGCATTCGTTCCCGAGCCTGGTTACCGGCGCTGGGTTTGCTGCCGCAGGAGCGGCTCTCGGCCCGCAGGCATCCGCGGCATCCGGGATTGCCGGGCTTATGGCTGGGACATTCATTGGCGAGACCCCCGTTGAGGTCGGAGCCTGGATCAACCAGGCAATGGCCGAGCGCGGAGTTGATATCACATCGGCCGAGGGGGTTGCGGCGGCGTATTCGGACGCGGCTCTGATGGCTGAGATTCGCGGGGAGGCGGAGCGCAAGGGTATTACCACCGCCGGGGTTGACGCGCTGTTTTCGGCTTTTGCCGGTAAACTAGCTGCCGGCGGGCTTACCTCTAAGGCTATTGGAAAAGCGACAAAAACGGCCCTCGTTGCCGCTGATGTTGCGACCCAGGCCGTAGGGGAGGGGGCCAGCGAGTTTGCTGGCCAGGTGGCCGCACGCAATGGCCTGCAGGGGGTATCCGTAGGGGAGGCCATCCAGGAGGGCATCGTCAGCCTTGGGCATAGCGTTGGGGACACCGTCGTTGGTACGAGCGTGCGGAGGGCCTTTAGCCTGGAGCCGGGTGCGGCTGCTGGGGAAATGCTCACCGAGACGGAGCGGGCGCTTAAGGCCCTCGGTGGGGCGAGAGCTCTTGAAGAGGTCGGCGCCGCGGTAGGCGAGCTTAAGAACGCACAGAACGCTCCAGAGCGCCTCCAGGCGCTAATTGAGACAGCCGGCGGGACGGAGGGCGGGGCGGTTTACTTCCAGGCCGCACAATGGGACGAGTACTGGCAGGCCCAGGGACTATCCCCGGCTGCAGCGGCGGCTCAAATCCTCGGCGACAACGGCAAGGCATACTACGAGGCCAAGGCGGCGGACGGCCAGATGGCTGTTCCGCTTGCCGACTACGTGGCGAAGGTTGCCACGAGCGAGCACTTTGAAGGGCTGCTGCCGGCTGCGCGCACGAGTCCCGATGGCATGAGCTTGCGGGAGGCGTCCGAGTTTCTAAAGGCGCTCCCGGCCACGATGGATGAACTGGCGGCCGAGGCTGCCGGGAAAACCTCCCCGATCGATGAGGCTGACGAGCAGATCCGCTCTCAGGTAACTGAGCAGCTTATCCAGGCCGGCTTTGACCCGTCTACGGCCGAGACCTATTCGCAGGTTTATTCCGGAATCCGCGTCATGGCGGAGCGCGCTGGCGTTGACCCGCAGGAGCTGTACGAACGCTATGGTCTGCAGATTCGGCGATTTGAGGGCGCCCAGGATGCCCCAGGCGGGGCGATCTCCCAGGGGCCAGGTAGTCCCCTACCCGGTGAATTCACCGGACAGGCATGGCGCGCGCCTACCGGGTACAGGCACGGGGCCAAAGACACCGCCGCCGATGTCGTGAGGTTTGAGACCGAAGAGCTCGGGAACGATCTAGCTGTCCCGCCAGACGTCATGGCGGAGCTTGCCGGCAGGGCCGCTTCTGACATTGTTTGGGTGACGCGGAAGAAATCTGACGCAGCCCGCTATGGGAAACCAGAACAACAGCAGATGCCGCCTGGATCGCGCATTATTGCGGAGGACGGGGATGGCGGGTATTTGGTGTTAAAGCCAAAATCTGTCACCGACACGCCTGAATTTAAGGCGTGGTTCGGCACCTCTAAGGTCGTTGATGAAAGCGGCCAGCCGAAGGTCCTATACCACGCGACGAGGGCGTCGTTTAGAAAATTCATGAAGAGGTTTAACCTGGCGGGGCACTTCGGGACCGTTGATGCCGCGAACGATAGGACAACCGGGTTACGTGAGGACGCGCAGGTTCCTTTTGAAGAGGGCGGATTACGCGGCGAGAACATTATGCCGGTGTATCTGAGCATCCAGAATCCCGTCCGGATGAAGGACGTCCACTTCGATGAATACGGCACCATGATCGAGGACCTCATAGAAAGCGGGACGTTAGAGCACAGCGATCTGCCTGTCCCGTTTGCCGCTCGGTATGATTTCAAAACGCGCAAAGCCGAGCAAGAGGCCATCACAGCGACCATTGAGGCCCTCAAGCAGAGGGGCTATGACGGCATCGTTTATGAGAACCGCATCGAGGCCCCGGGGAGCGATTCGTGGATACCGTTCGAGCCGAATCAGATTAAGAGCGTGTTTAACCGCGGCACGTTCGACCCGAAGAGTCCGGACATCCTATTCCAAGGCGAGGCCCCGCCGGCGCCGGTGTTCTACTCAAATCTGGAGCGCGTTATTGAAGCAAAGATGCCGGCATCTGCTCCGGTATCGCAGGTGCTTGGGATCATCAAATCCTCCGGGGTAAAGCAGGACGAGCTCGACCAGGTCGGCCTCGCTGCGTTCCTAGAGGGCAAAACGAAGGTTTCGCGTGATGAGGTTCTCGCCTACATCCGAGAAAACACGGTGAAGATCGAAGAGGATATTTTGGGGGACGTCCCGCTCGGGCATAAAAATCTGAGCGATGCTGTCCGCGAGCTCGCCGTTGAACTGTACAACGAAGAACTGCACAATCGCCTCCAGGAGATCGACATCGACGCCCTGGAAGCCGAGGCTGCGGACTACGCGATAACGCAGAGCGACGCAAGTCCCAACATCTGGATAATAACATTCAAGCAATCGGGCGACACCCGCAGCGTCTATGGGTCCAGGGAGGAGGCCGTTGCTCAAGCAGAAGAAATAGCAGAAACAACACACATCCCCCGGGCTGTTAAAGCCGTCGAAGATAGGATCATGGAGCAACTGCAATTCACAACTTTCGCGCAGAAGGCCCAGGCAGAGCTGGAACGATCCGCCGATCAGATCGCAGATGCCCTATACAAAGAGGCGATCGAAGAATACCTAAGCAGGCAGGACCTCACGGATGTAAAAAAGGAGGCGGCCGCGTATGTGGTGTTACCAGACGAGCCCGACGCCTGGGGGGTTCTGTTTAGAAAGTCAGGGCACAACGCCAATGGCTTCGCATCAAAAGAGGCTGCCACGAAATGGGCCGATGAGAGCGTGCCGGCTGAAATCGAGCGCGCTATGGGTGCAGCTCGCGCGGCGGCCAGATTCCATGTCAGCCGCGAGCCGTTTTTAGAGAAAGCCAGGAAGGTAGTGGGCCTTCACGAAACCAGGGATGCCGAGGGGGTGTCAGACATCCCGCGCTTCAACGAGCCTGACCTGCAAATAGCCGGTGGCGAGAATTACCGGGAACGGCTGTTTATGCTTCCAGCAGATTTTGTTAAGACGACTTCCGCTGACCGCATAAAGCTCGGGAAGCCCAGGTTAAACCTGATCCAGAACGTCCGTGACATCGCTTTCTCTACCACAGAGTGGGCCGTCTTGTATAACGAAAAAGAGATTGGGCAAATAGTATTCAGACCGTCTCGCGCGATCGACCGGGACTTCTTCAAAGAATTTGATGGGGAAGACGCTTACATTGTCTACTCAAGGAACCAGAGCCCTTCGCTATATTCCGTCGGGGCATCATCCTCCCCAATATATAAAACGCTGGAAGAGGCGCTTGCTGGTGTCAGGGCATCCGAAGCGGTGGGAATGCAAAGAGACGAGCAGTATACCCAGGGCCATTTCCCGAGACACCCGAACCTTCTATTCCACACCAGGACCACGGAGCACACGCTGCCAGACGGCAAGCGGATGTTCTTTCTGCAAGAGGTGCAGTCCGATGCGCTGCAGGGGCTCCGGAAGCTCAACATAAAGCGCGCGGAGGGCAAGGAGCTTAATGGAGACGAGCAGGCAAAGCTCGACATCCTTTCCAAGTGGCCGTTCCAAAACACGTGGGGGGAGCTGGCGCTTAAGCGAATGATCCGCCTCGCGGCCGAGAAGGGCTTTGACTACATCGGTTGGACCACTGGCGAGCAACAGGTCGATCGCTACAACAATGCCCTCCGCGAAAGAGTCGACGAGATCGAGTGGACCAAGAACGAGAAGGGCGTGCGACTGGTTGGGTACAAGAAAAAGTACGAAGTCGCACCAACCCTCACACAGATGTTGCGCGACATCCACGCGACATTTATAGACTCGAGCTCTGATGGGCCCACCGTACATTTTGGTGTGGACAAAAGAGTGTCATTCGACACCAGAGCCGAGGCCCGCGAGTACATCGAGAGTGTGTGGAAAGAAGACCCTGAGAACTGGAAGCAGATGGTCGTCGACACCAACGAAAAGGAAACCGAGCTATCCGACGCCATAGGCAAGGCGATGGCGGGCAAAATCCTCTCCGACCCGAATCAGTCTGGAACGATCGAAGGCGACGACATCGCTATCTCAGACACGGGCATGGCCGGGTTTTATGACCGGATGCTGGTGTCTGCGGCGAACAAGATCGGCAAGCGATTCGGGGTGAAGGCTACCATCACGCAGCTCGAAGGGCAGGACACAACGAAGTTTCCTACATTCAGGGAGCTCAACGAGCACGATCGGGAGGCTCTCCAGGGGGCCGAGGACTTTGCGGATGGCGGGACTCCGGTCGCTGGCACGACTGCCGTCACAATAGACGGGGTCAAGAAGTACGTCACATTTATTTTGTCCGGAAACGGCTTAAACATTCTCGACAAAGAAGCTTATGCGGAATTCAGACCGGACGATGCTCTGACATGGGGAAGCGCAGAAGAGGCACAGCGCGTCCTGAAGGAGCGGTGGTACAAGCTTAAGTTTTGGGCGAGTCTCCATGACCTCACCGGCGAAGAGCACAGCATCCTTCCAATAGCAGAAAAGCCCGGGGCGCCAGAAATAGAGCTCGCGCAAGAAGAGGTCGGCACGGAAATGCGCTGGGTCGTGCGCGAGAAAGAAGGCGAAGTCGTGCTTGGCGTTTTCGATACCAAGGATGAGGCCCAGGAGCGATTCGACACGATTCAGAAAATGCGCGCGCCGTCCGCCGTCCACGCTCTTGAGCTAACGCCCGCCATGAAGGAGTCCGTGATTAAGGAAGGCTTCGCGCTGTACCAAGGCGAGAAGGAAACCCCGCGCGGGCAGTTGCGCTTTGGACCCAACCGACAGATAAACATAGACCTGCTTAAGACGGCTGACCTGTCGACGTTCCTGCATGAGACGGGGCACTTCTACCTTGAGGTGCTTGGCGACCTGGCCGGCCAGGCTGACGTCCCAGCTCAAATGCGCGACGACTTTCTGACGGTGGTTAATTGGATTGGTTTCGAGAGCGCCGAGGCATGGAGGGCTGCCACCCCAGAGCAGCGCCGCGACGCACACGAGCAATTCGCCCGTGGCTTCGAGACGTACCTTATGGAAGGCAAGGCCCCGTCGGCTGCTCTGCGCTCGGCATTCGCCCGTTTCCGGGCATGGCTAATCTCTATCTACCGCCAGGTGCGCGGCCTGAATGTTTCACTCACACCCGAGGTCCGCACCGTATTCGACCGGATGCTGGCGACGGATGCTGAGATATCAGAGGCGTCCAGAGAGCAGAGCATTCAGCCTCTATTCCCCGATCTGGTCGCGCTTGGGTTCAACGCGGATGATGCCGCCGAGTATGCTGCGGCAATCGAAGATGCGCGCACGTCTGCGGAGGAAGAGCTCTCATCTAAGCTGATGGCCGAGGTCGCCCGCGAGCAAAAAGAGTGGTGGAAGGAGCAGCGTGCCGGCGTCCGCGACGAGATCGAGAAGCAGGTAAACGGGATGAAGGTTTACGTTGCCATCGCGCGTCTTCAGAAGGGTAAGCTCCCCGACGGATCACCGCTGCCCGAGGGCGTGTCCGCGTTCAAACTAGATAAGGACGCGCTGCTTTTGGACTACGACAAGGCCCTCCTTGCGCGCCTCCCTCGCCCTTATGTTTACGCCGTAGACGGTGGCATCCACCACGACGTCGCGGCCGAGCTTCTTGGATTTGGCTCTGGCGACGAGATGGTGATGGCGCTCATCAACGCGCCGAAGCGAGAGGCCCTAATCGAGCGCATGACTGACCAGCGCATGAAAGAACTGCACGGGGATATGGCGGCCGATGGGAAGCTGCCGCTTGAGGCCATGAAGGCCGTGCACAACGAAAAGCGCAGTCAGCTACTAAGGCGCGAGCTTGAAATCCTCGCCTCTGAAAACCTCTCGAAGCTCAAGGGATTGACGAAGAAGGTCGCCCGGCCAATTCCGCCTGTATCAGCAGTGCGGGCGCAGGCGGAGCGCATAATCGCATCCAAGCGCACGCGCGATATAAAGCCGAGTGTCTACCAGCGCGCAGAGGCCAAGGCCGCGCGGGATGCTGTGGATGCCATGCTTCGCGGGGATTTTGAGGCCGCGTTCGTGGCTAAGCAAAGGGAGCTGTTGAACAGCGAGCTCTACCGCGCTGCCGTTAATGCCAACGATGAGACCGCGAAGATCGTTCGCTATATGTCTGGATTCACGAAGAAGAGCGCACGCGAGCGAATAGGCAAGGCCGGCGCCGGCTACCTGGACCAGATCGACTCCATCCTTGAGCGGTTCGATTTTAGTCGAGGCATGACACTCGGAGCCATTGACAAGCGTGTTGCCCTCGCTCAATGGATCGAGCAGCAGAGGGCTATGGGAGTCGAGCCAGAGCTCCCGGATACCGTTTTAAACGAGGCATTCCGTCGGCACTACAAAGACCTCAAATACGAAGAGCTCGTTGGAATCCGTGACGCCGTAAAGCACGTCGCGCACCTGGCGCGCCTTAAAAATAAGCTGCTCAAGGCAGGCCGTGACCGCGACCTTCGCAACGCCATAGAAGAGGCCGTGGCGTCTATCTCGGCGAACGCAAAGGGGCTCAAGCGCAAGCCCATAGAAACGCGCACGCCCCAGGAGGACTTCGCGGACGGGGTCGTTGGTATATTTGCGTCCCACCGTAAGATGGCCAGCCTCCTGCGCGTTATGGATGGGAACCAGGACGGCGGGGTGATGTGGGAGCTGGTCATGCGTCCAGCGAACGAGGCCGCCGACGCCGAAGTGTCCATGAACGAGCAGGCGACGGTGAAGCTAAAGGAGCTCTTCTCGGTTTACAGCCAAGCGGACCTATTGCGGATGTACAAGCGCACCCATATCGAAGGGGTCGGTGGGCTGACGAAGATGGGGCAGCTCATGGTTGCTTTGAATTGGGGCAACGAGGACAACCGCACGAAGCTCATGGAAGGCCGCGGGTGGAGCGACGATCAAGTACAGAGCATCCTGGCACAGCTAGACGAGCGCGACTGGAAATTCGTGCAAAGCGTGTGGGACTTCATCGACTCTTACTGGTCCGAGATCAAGGCGCTTGCCGAGCGGGTAAACGGGGTCGCCCCGGAAAAGGTCGAGGCTGCCCAGGTGATCACACCCTTCGGGACGTTCCGAGGCGGGTACTTCCCGCTCAAATATGACGACCGCCTGGCGCCCAAGGCGTATGCGAACCAAGCGAAGGAGCTCGCCGAGCAGGCTATGCACGGCGCGTTCTTTAGAGGCTCCACGCGTCACGGCCATCGCAAGGCGCGCGTTGAAGGCGTGAAGCTACCGGTGCGCCTAGACTTCGGCGTGATCTTCGAGCACGTCGGCCAGGTGATCCACGACCTGTCGCATTATGAATACATGATTGACGCGAACCGCCTGCTTGGTGACTCGGATATGCAGAGCTCGATCATCGATTACCACGGGCACGAGGTCTACAAGCAACTGCGCGCGACCATCAAGGACATCGCCGCCGGCGACGTGCCGGCACAGACACACTTCGAGCGCGCTTTAAACTGGATTCGCACGGGGACTAGTATTGCGTCGATGGGATGGAACTTGATGACCTCCGCAATGCAGCCGCTTGGGTTGACGCAGTCGATGGTCCGCGTTGGACCCAAGTGGGTGGCGCGCGGGATGTCCCGCTGGTTCTCTGATGCCGCGCGCATGGAGGATACTGCACGCTGGATACAGCAGCGGTCGACGTTTATGCGGATGCGCGCTAAAACGCAGATGCGCGAGATCAATGAAATCCGTAATAAGACCAGGCTGCGCGGACAGATTTCTGCGATGGAGGACACCTACTTCTGGCTGATAACCAGGCTGCAGCTTGTGGCCGACATCCCGACGTGGCTTGGGGCCTACGAGAAGGCGCTGTCCGAGAATCCAACCGATGAGGCGCGTGCAACCGCTCTTGCGGATCAGGCGGTGCTGGACTCCCAGGGGGGTGGTCAGGTAAAGGACCTCGCTCAGATTCAGCGTGGCGGGCCGGCCTGGAGGCTGTGGACCAACTTCTATTCGTTCTTCAACACGACGTTCAACCTAACGGCAGAATCGTTGTCGCGGACAAACATTAAAGACCCGCACAGCATCGGGCGCCTCGGGGTTGATCTTCTCCTGCTTTACGTTGTGCCGGCCGTCTTGGGGTATGCGCTTCGAAGCGCGCTCAAACCTGGGGACGAGGATGACGAGTTTATTGTTGGGGTGGCTAAGGAGCTGGCTGCATATACAGCCGGCACGATGGTCGGCGTGCGCGAAATCTCGGGGGCGATCCAGGGCTATTACGGATATGAGGGGCCTGCAGGCGCGCGCTTCTTTGCGGAGGCGTCGGGCCTTGTTAAGCAGATATCACAGGGAGAGGCAGACGGAGCCTTCTGGAGATCGCTTAACGACACGGCCGGTATCCTGCTGCACTATCCGTCTACTCAGATGGGGAGAACCCTGCGTGGGATATTGGCCCTCACCGACGGCGATACGGACAATCCTTCGGCGTTGTTAGCTGGGCCGCCGCGACAATGAGCCGAGGAACTCTAGGGCAGCCACCGATGCATACGCGGACGCATAAAATATGACCGCATTCAGCAGCGCGCCGGTTGCTCCGATGATGAAATCGAACAGCAGAAAATCAGTCTCGCCCATGAGGGCAAGAGCCGACTTCGATACGGCGGCCCACGGAAGGACTGCTATAGCGATCACGGTTATCGGGAGCAGGACGCCAGTTGTAAAATTATCTTCTGTTTTCATGTCTCAAGCATGGGGCAGGAATCAAAAGAATGCAAGGGCAGTTTGTCAAGGAATTTTAAGCGGCATTAAACAGGAGGACCAATGTCCATAGCTTCGACGACCAGCAGAAACAACTACACCGGCAACGGCGCCACAAGCGTCTACTCGTACTCCTTCCGGATTTTCGCGCAGACCGATCTCCTCGTCACGGTAAGCGACACATCCGGGAACGAAACCACGCTGGTCCTCACAACCGACTACACAGTCTCTGGCGTTGGGGCCGTGGCCGGCGGGGCAATAACGTTGGTGAGCGCCGGCCAGGCGTGGCTGACGGCGGGCAACTTAACGACCGACTATACCCTAGCGATCCGTCGTGTGCGCCCGCTCACGCAAAGCGCGGACATTCGAAATCAGGGCGACTTTTACCCCGAGGGGCACGAGGACGCTTTTGACCACGGGATTATGGTGGCTCAACAGCAGCAGGATGAAATCGACCGCTCCGTCAAGGTCCCCGAAACGGTGGACCCGGGCTCGTTTAGCGCGGAGCTGCCGGTTCCCTCGGCGGACAAATACTTGAAGTTTAACGCCGCCGCGGACGGGCTAGAGGCTGCCACGCTTGTGAGCTCTGACATATCCATTACAGGGAGCGACGCGAACAAGGTCCCTGTTGTGAACGCTGGGGCATCGGCTCTAGAGCTTAAAACGATCGCGCAGGCCCTGGACCTACTGCTTACAACGCGCGGGGACTTCCCGCTGCGTGGGGCATCCACAACGGCCAGGAAAGCCCTGGGGGCCAACAACACAGTGCTGGCAAGCGACGGCACAGACCTGACATATCGGACCGTCACAGCCCTGCTGGACGCTCTTTTTTCGAGCACGCAGGGGGCTCTCTTGTTTCGGTCGACGTCTGCCTGGGATGACCTTGCGCCTGGGACAGCCTACCAACTGCTCAAGAGCCAGGGGTCTGGAGCTGATGTGGCGTGGGCGGATGGGACCATTGCCCTAAACCGAGACGTCACCTCGGCGGATGTCGTTAGCACGGCCGCCGAGACCACCGTCTACAGCTTCAGCGTGCCAGCGAACTCGTTGGGTTCCACCAGGGCGCTGCGGCTGACCATGATAGCCGACTACCTAAACAACTCAGGGTCTGCAACTCAGCTCATCATCAAGGTCAAGCTCGGCACAACGACTGTGCTTACTCTAGACAGCACGGCTGGCGCATTCTCAAGCAATGCCACGCGCCGGCCTGTCCGCCTTGAGGCCATGATTTCGGCGGCCAACGCAACCAACGCACAGGTCGGCTCTGGTTCCTTGTATATGGGTGGGAACAACGGCGTCACCGGCCAGAGCAATACCCAATCCACGCTGTTTATATCCAACCACAACGCGGTCGCAGAGGACACGACGAGCGCGAAAACGCTGTCGATTACGGTGCAGCACGACGCAAGCCACGCGAGTCTTAGCTTTATTGCTCGGGCGATTCAGCTTGAGCTGGTGTAGAACAGGCGGGGGCCCGCCAAACAAAGGACGAGTGATGTTCAAAAAGATGCTGTTTGCCGGCGCGCTAATAATGCTCGCCGTTGGGTGCGCCTCTGCTAAACAGGCGGTTCAAGACTACAACACCGGCAAGGAGCTCGTGGAGTCGGGGCAGGTCGCTGATCCGCGCGTTGAGGCAAAGGAAATCGTGTCGCAGTGGACGCCGTTTCTTCCAGAGCCGTTGAAGCCGATCGCAGCCGTTTTCGTTTCTGTGCTCGGGGCCATCGGGCTGCGGAACAGAGGCAAGGAAAACAGGCTTAATATCCCAGCAGGGACGATGCCGATCCTCGGCAGCTTCGGAAAGAAAACGCGCCTTGAGGATGCCCTGCAGTTATTCGCAGAGGTGACCCAGGGGGCGACTGAGCTCGTTGGTTCAGACGGGAGCATTACCAGGCGCACGTGGAAGATGGCGCTGCTGTCTGCTATCCCGGTGTTTCTACTACAGGTTCCAGCTATCGGCGAGTGGGCCGCAGCTAACTCTGCAAACCTGCTGCTGTTGATTTCCGGTGGGACCGCCGTTCTTGGAGGACTTGACAAGGCACTACAGAAAACTGTTACCGCCCAGCTCCCGCCAGCACCCCCCACCCCACAACCTACGATCTAAGCAAGACCGCCCGGGCCAGCCACCCGGGCGGCTTTCCTTTTCACGGCTCGTCGTGGCAAAGGCGGCCGGCCATGTGGTCCATTTCGTGCTGAAATATTCTGGCGTCCATGCGCTTCAGTGTCCGCTCGATCGTTGTATTCAGTCCGGCCATAGTCGAGTATTCGACGTCGACCACCGCCCATCGCTTCTTTGGTTTGAATATCGTCTGCCCCAATCCATCGAGCACACTTAGACACCCTTCGTGCGTTTCAAGGAGCTCCTTACCGTGCCGCACGATCCTCGGGTTGATGCAGACGGCAGGGCCAAAAGAAAACCGCGCAATAAAGAACGCGCCCGGTAGCCCAACTTGATTAGCGGCAAGCCCTGCACCATGTTTGGCTTTTAGTAGGCGCCACATATCAACGATGGTAGATGCTGCCGGGCGATCGGCCATCGGTTCGGCGGGCGTTAACAGGCGCTTGTCAGGGGCCAGGACCACGTCCATTAGCTGGTTCTCCTCGGGGTTGTCGGTGTGATTTTGATTCTCTCGATTTTCAAATCGTATGCCTTTTTGAGCGTTGGCCATGCGACCGGCGGGTTGTATATGCAGCAGAACGATTGGATTGTTGCGCGGCGGCTTGCCCGGATTGTTTGCAGGAACCTGAACCCGCTGCGGTCTACAACGACCCAGGCGTTTTCGTCGGTGGATAGTTTGTGCATTGGTGAGCATCTCCATCTTGTGGTGGTTTAAATACAGAATTGCAAAGATGGCGGGGGTCCATTGCAAGCGTTAGGTCGATACTCTGAATGGCGGAATATTGCATTTGAGCATAACACCTAACGTTCGGGCCACATGGTACGCCGCGGTGTGAACAATACTCACTCGTGATGAGACTGATGGCTTCCAACAGAGCGGTCCGTGCCAGACAGAGAGCATGCCTGTCACGCATCCCTCACCTCGATTCTGTTTCCGCAGCGGCAGATATACGGTCTAGGCAGGAAGAAAGATTCCAGCCCACAGCAGCCCATAAAGTACCAGCCATGAACGTCTGATTGTTTCCGCAGCCACACGCACGTCTGCTCTGGCTCAGGGGCGAGGGCTTCGGAAAGACCACAAGTGCAGTCTGGCCCATGAATACTCGATAAGGGGCTTAATGGACAATACCCATGATGCTGCGCGTACTCCTCCAGCCTCTTACATCTCAAACAGCTAGTCATTGGCCATCACCGCTTGTCCCAGTCTGCGGCAGCTTGCTTCCACGCTTCATGTGCCTCTAGGGCCGTTGGGAATGTGCCTAAGTAATACCTACGCATCTGTCGTTTTATGATAGCCGTCCAACGATTTCCACCTTGAGTGACCCACACCCCCCGATAGCCAGACTTCCCAAGGGCGTGACGGTTGTTTGCCATATTCTCGGAACAGGTCACGATCCTCAGATTTGCTCGGCGGTTGTCTAGACCATTGCCATTAATGTGATCTACCTCCATCCCCTCCGGTGGCATCATGATTGCCCTGTGAAGGTAAATACCGCGGCTCTTCCCGCTCTCGCATACTGACCGGATCACGTAGTTGGTATGTGGCCTACGCGTTATGGTCCACTTATGAGCGGCTACAATGGCAGCATCTTCTGGATCGAATAGAACCACGCCCCACTTCAAAATAGTCTCAGCCATCACCCCTCCTTCACGCGCTTGTTCCAGGCGTCTGCAAGCACCTCCTGAAAGAAGCGCCACCTGTTTTTCTCAACAACCAGCTTGCGCGGTTTACCGTCTATGAATACTTGCCAGTCTTTCCATTTCACCTCACCAGGCTTCAACTTAGTCTCAGGCATCGTGGGCCTTCAGTGGGAGCGCTTCCGTTGAATATTCAATGAAAACGTGCCTCGTAATCAAAAACTTTTTATCGCATGAACTACAGTCAACGGTTACCATTTCGCCATTAGGGTCATGGACGAAAAGCTCCCACAAATCGGAATACTCATCCCCACAGCGAGGACACACAACCTGATCGGTGTATTTATGATCGAACTCAGACATCCTCCCCCTCCTCTTGGTCTGTGGGGGCCTCAGAAATAGTTCGCTTCAACACTCCGGCCATGAACCGTCCCATAGCTGCGGAGTTTCTGGTGATTAGGCTAGCATTCTCATCGATTTCTGCGGCAGTCACCTCGCCAAAAATGTCTACGCTGTAAGCCTTTTCCCAATCGTTTGTCAGTGACACCACAGCGTCCAACTGCTCCCGCAGCCTGGAGTTGGTGGCCTCAAGGGCTGTCACTTCTTGCTTCCATGACTTACCCATTAAGCCCAGGGCATGATCGTGTTCGCGCACCTCAGCCCTCAGACGCTCGATCTCTGCTTGCTTGTAAGCACAGGCGGCAAACCACAAAGACTGTATGTCAATAAACCCACCACGCAGCTGTTTCTTTAGCGCTTCACGATCTGCGGCCCTCTGTTCTTCGCTAGGCTCAGTCATTGGCAGTCCCGTCTGCCATCCTAATCAGCGTCGCCCCCCGCCCACACTGAGGACAGCCGTTGTAGTGAATCGGACAATACTTGCAGCCACACGCGCAGGTTATGTCTCGGCACAAATGCATCTCACTCATCTCTGGCCCCTCGGCTTCTCAAGCTCTTTAAGCAGGGCGTCGGCGTACAGCACAGCAACATTTGCGGCCCAATCCTCAGCCATGCCTGTGCTTTCTGCATCAGGCGGAACGTAATCCTGGTCTCCTGCGATTAGCCCCTGCATCGCCATCCCCGCGAAGGTGTAGCGCCATTTCTCTCGCCGCTCTGCCGCTGCCTCAGCTTTTCGCATAGCAAACTTTTCTTCGTCAAATGTGTCTGACTCCATCGTCCTTCCCCCTTATTTCTCAAGCTCTGCAGCCTTGCAAACAGAGCAGTTGTCCGGATAATAAAGGTGGTCGCAGATGCCGGTCGGATTTCTGACGGCTATGGGCCCGTGGCAATGATGGCAAACCCGGCCGGGGCCGATGTCCCCAAGGGCCGGCTCCTTGGGGGCAGCATCTCGGAGCTTGAGCTCATCTATGCGATCAAGCAGCGCGGCGATCGTCTCCTCCAGGGCCTGCACAACAATCCGCGAGCTCCGCCTAACGACATCTATCTCGACAGCATCCTCTCGTATTTTTCTGACGCGCATATACTGTGCCCCAAGGAGTGCCCCGATCGCAGCCCAAGCAACGGCGGCTATAATTTGATCGTTCATTCGTTCCTCGCTATGGCCGCATTCGCCCAAAAAACGACCTCCTCTAGGTGATGCACGGCCAGGTTAAGCTCGCTGGAATCCGGAGCCTTATCCAACAACAGCAGCGCGAGCTGCTTTGCCGCGTCACGGATCGCTATATAACGAACCGCCTGGCCCTCTTTCGGCGGGTGGTATGAAAAACACCGTTCGATATCGCTTCTGTTCATGTCCGTCCCCCATGTTTTTAAACCCATCACGGCGTCATGCAGGCGCGCGTATCCATCAAGAAACGCGCCCTGCTCCTGAATTACTGTCCTTGCCAGCTCTATCCTGCAGTCCTTGCACAACTGCGCGTTGGCGCAATGCACGCATATCTCTATGCCGCCGATCTCTACCATGACCACCCTCGGCGGATGCAGACAGTGGCGACCCCGATCACAGCGCCTTGCAGATACTCGACCCACCACCAATCAAGGCGAACCCCCTGATACCCGCGCTCCGTGCTGGGGACTCTTTGTTTTAAAAACGGCAGGTCGTGGTTTGACATATAAACACCGAGCATCCACCACGCGCCAACGATCGACGCCAGGATGCCGGCCTTGTAGAAGCAGAACGCCTGCGCGAATCCGTAGCTGGCGACGTCGTCCCAATCGCGCTCTTCTATCTCATCGAGGTTAAAGTGCAGAATCCCACAGAGCAGCAGCGCCGGCGGGATCATCCACCAGTCCCATGCGTATAGCGCAACGGCCAGCGGTATGCCGTAACGGCGTGCCGGTTTCCACCCGCGGCCTAGAGCGCCCGGGAGCATCTTGTATCCGCCGCCGCCCCATCGATACAGAAACGCGCATAGATCAATAAACAGGACGTCCCAAACCCAGGTCATAGCGCCTCCACGGTAACGTCTAGCATCCCCCATGCCACTCCGTTTTTTGTAACACCACGCTGCCCGCCTAGTGCGTCGAATGCCGCAGGCGAAAGGTCGATTACAACGCCGCGCCGAGCGGCTGCTTTCCCAGGGCCGTAGTCTGTGTGCCGAACGATCACACACCGGCCGCTCCCGTCGGTTCTGCACACCAGGTAGTCTCCACCGAAATCGCGCCGGCGCATGGCCGCTGTAAACGCGCGCTCGTCGTACTCATCGCCGCTGGCTGTCACAACGCCGGGATTGCCCTCGGCTAAGGTTGATTCCCTGGTGTAGTAAGTAGCCTTGCCATCTATGCCAGCGTGAGCGACCTGTGCCGCGCTCGTTACCAGCAACAGCAGCAGAACGAACCGCCGAACCTTCGGGATTTTCACGATCATGTTTTTCTTTTCGTTGTCCATCGACGCCTTGCGGACCGCGTTGATTGCGTGTAGCGCGTAGCCGTGCGCTCCGGTCAGGCCGCTGCCCGAGTTGACCATCATCGCCATCGTTTCAAACGTTGGCTCAGACGTCACGCTAACACCGCCCTCCGGTTTATCCTCGAACGTCAGAACGATCTTTGCCATCAGGGTCCTTTCTCTGTTCGTAAAACTTGCAGCCCTTGTCGACGACGTCCGTCGGGATAGGCCGAGGACTTTTCCCGAGCCTCTCGAAATATCTGCAGAGGCCCGGGAACTCGGTCCCGCGGATGTCGATGTACTTACAGCTCCAGCAGCTTGCCATCTTCGACCAGCTTCGTATTCTTCCGCTCGTACTCGATAACCGCTGCCAGCGGATAGAATACGGAGCCTCCGATTTTCATATACCGCGGGCCGCGCGGGGGGTGCTTGTATCGCCAGTTGGCTATTGTCCCTGGAGATTTGCCCCACCGCCGCGCGAGCTGTTCGGTCGTTAATCGAGCTCCGCCGTCCTCTATCATTAGATTGGTGCCCCCATTTCGTCGTCGTCTGAGCCAGGCTCCCTGTACTCATTGCCCGGCTCATCCTCATCTGCTGCAGGCTCCGGGGCGGGCGCGTCCTCAAGCATCTTGCCAAGGCGCGATGGGCGCCCCGTCGCTTTCGGAGCAGCGTCCGCTCCCTTGCCTCCGTCTACATCGTAGAGCGCGTCGTCGGCCGTGATAACGCGCTCGAGGTCCGTGCTCATTGGCAGGCGCTTCGACAGCCTGCGGAGCGGCGTCTTGCGCCACATCTCAAGGCGGAACGGCCCCTTCCACACACTCTCCGACCGCGAGATCCCCTCAACCTGGCCGATCTCTTCGGCGCTCATGACCTCGGCATAAATCGATCCGTCCTTTAGCTTTGCCTGGGCATAGGCGCCAACCGGCTCGCCGCGGTCGCCGAATACCGTCGGCTCGTGCGTTACGTGCTCGCCCTCGTCGTCAATCCAGAAACGGAACGGGTCGTTTTTGTAAACCACCTGCGTCGTGATCACGGAGACCTCGCCGCTGTTGCGGACCTTCTTCATGATGCCAGCGATCATCGGCATATACTGAACCATGACCTGGCCTGTCTTTTTACTTCTAAACGTTACCAGGGCGGCCTCCTTGCCGTCCGGGAGCAGTCCGTCCTCGGCCGCCTTCATGCACGCGCCGTATAGGCTCATGCGGTGCGCCTCTAAAAGCGCAGGGCTCTGTACAACGGCCGTTACCAGGACGCGCGTAAACCGATCCGCGTTGATATGCTTCGGCAGCGCGCGCGCAAACTCGACCTTCATTGCCTCTAGCGCGTCGCGCACTTCATCGACGGCCGCCTTCGTTGTTGTGGGCTTCTTTGCCGGCTGCGCCAATGCGGGCGCCGCGGGCTTTCGTGCTGCTGCAGATGGTGCTGGTTGGTTCATTATTTGCTCTCCGCTTTTTTCTCGTACACTCTGAAGTTGCGATAACCCTTCTTCCAAAACGCCTCGACCCTGGTCGGGCCGACAACCCCGGCGCTAATACTAAAGCCGTCCCCGACGACCTTCTCTGCCTCGCCGATCGTCGCCAACAACTGCGCCTTGATCTGCGTTCTGCGAACCTCGTAGGTCTTAGCGATGTCGCCGGCATGGATGTACTCGCGCACCAGCGCGCCGATTTCGTTATCCCCGCTGGCGTCGTACACAGACCCAGGCGCCGCGTACCCATAGAGGCTGACCAGGAAGTCGGCGTCCTGTTCGAAGTTTGGCTTCGGCTCAATCCCCGCGTCGACCGCGGCCCAAAACGCCACAACGCGCGCCTTCATCTTTTCGATGATAGCGGGGTCGGGAAGCCTGTGGATGGTGACCAGGCGGTTCCCGCCAACCAGCACCCCCAGGATCGCGTAGCGCAGGCCGCTTACGGCAAGCTGCTGCTGGACCTGGAGCTCTATGTGCGGGGGCGCTTCGATTTCATCGTCGTCGTTTTCCGTCCACGACTGCTTGAAAACGAGGCCGTCGACGTTTTTGATTTCGAGATGGCCGTCCGGTTTGTCGTTCTCGTCGAGGATGAAGAAATCAAACGACGCGCCCATCCGCAGGTCAGGCAGGCGCATATACTCAGGCGCCGGTCGGATGCGGAGGTCGCGGTCCTGTGCGATGCCGTTTGCTATGGCATCCTGCAGGCGCGTCCCCCACGCCATGCGCTCGTTGGGCTCAAGCTCGACGATTGTTCCGTTTCGCTTGCGGTGCCAGAGCTCGAACTCTGTCTGGTAGGGGCTCAGTCCGAACAACGCCGCCACCTCCGTGGACGTCACGTCTTTTGTGCGGGAGATGAGCCACTCCTCCCGCGACGTGGGCGTTATTATTTCCGTGTTCATGTGTTTCTCCCCGTGTTGTTTTGTGTAAACACGCAGCCACAATACCACACGGTTGCAAACGGAGCAAGCCTCTGTTTTTAGCATTTTCGCTTAATGGCGCGTAAACCAGATTGTTCGTTTATATGCAACATTATCCCTTGACACGGGTGTTCGCTTTAGTGCATCATGCCCCTATGCAAACGCCGGCTCAGTACGTTATCGAGGCATTCCAGGGCGTCCGCGCAACCGCGCGGGCCATAGGGCGAAGCCCGTCCTCGGTCAGCAAGTGGCAGATCAAAGGCCAAATACCGCGGCCGGCGCAAAAGCGCATCCTCGAGGTAGCGCAGGAGCGCGGCCTTGACATCACGCCAGGCGATTTGATTCTAGGACGATAACCGGGGGACACAAAGAGATGGCGGCACCGACGCTGCGCCCATACCAGGACGAGATCATCGCAGAAACTAGGTCTCGGTTCCTAGCGGGCATAAGGTCGGTGCTGATACAGTCCCCAACGGGTTCAGGCAAGACGCTGCTGACGGCGCACATGCTAGGCAGCGCCGCCGCGAAGGGGATGCCCGCCTGGTTCGTGGTCCACCGGCGCGAGCTGATCAAGCAGAGTATGCGCGCGTTCGACCAGGTCGGCGTTACCCACGGGATCGTTGCCAACGGCTGGTGCGAGGACAGAAAGCCGTTGGTGCAGATCGCGTCCGTTCAGACGCTCGTCAACCGCCACACCAAGATGCCGGCACCACGTCTTATCGTTTGGGACGAGTGCCACCACGTGGCGGCCAACTCCTGGGCTCGAATCTTCGCTGCATTTCCTAACGCCTTCCACATCGGCCTGACGGCCACACCAGAGCGCCTCGACGGGACCGGCCTTGGCAAATGGTTCGCGCAGATGATAAAGGGCCCTGACGTTCTCTGGCTCATCGAGAATAAATTCCTTTCACCCTACAAGCTCTTCGCTCCCCCAGGGGTCAGCGTCGCCGGCCTGCACTCGCGCATGGGCGACTACATCAAGAGCGAGCTGGCCGAGGCCGTTGATAAGCCGAAAATCACCGGCAACGCCATCGCCCACTACCAGCGCCACGCCGCCGGCAAGCGCGCCGTCGTGTTCTGCGTGTCGATCGAGCATAGCAAGCACGTCGTTTCGGAGTTTTTGGCGGCCGGCATCCCTGCCGCACACGTCGATGGCGAAACACCAACAGAGGAGCGGGACCATGCAATCAAACAATTCGCAAGCGGGGCGGTGCGTGTTCTGTCGAATGTGGAGCTTTTTGGCGAGGGCTTTGACCTCCCGGAGATCGAGGCCGCCATCCTCCTGCGCCCTACTCAATCCCTCGGGCTCTACCTGCAACAAGTTGGCCGATCCCTACGACCAGCACCCGGAAAGGATTGCGCTATCATTCTCGACCACGCCGGCAACGTCGAGCGACACGGATTGCCTGACGAGCAGCGGGATTGGAGCCTCGACGGCCGAGCCAAAAAAGGCAAGTCGGGTGACGCGGGCGCGGCGGTCCGCGTCTGCCCCAAGTGTTTCGCGGCGCAGTACGTCGGCCGGCCGGTCTGCCAAGAGTGCGGATTCGTCTTCGCCCCGCAGCCGCGCCAGGTCGAGCAGGTCGAAGGGGACCTGCAAGAGGTCGACCCCGAGGTCATCCGCCAACGACGGCGGCAAGAGCAGCGCGGCGCGCAGTCCTTCGACGATCTTGTCGAGCTCGGACGGCAGCGCGGTTACAAGCGGCCGTTGCTGTGGGCCAAGCACGTCTGGAGTGCGAGGCAGGCACGCCGGCTTGCCGCGGGGAGGCCAGCATGATTCAGGCGCTTAAGAAGCAGGAGGGCGGGCGGCACTACAAGGACATGGCGATCCAGCCGGTTGAGTACATCCACAAAAACGGCCTGGGTTTCATCGAGGGCTGCGTGGTCAAATACGTCAGCCGCTGGCGGAGTAAGGGTGGAGTCGAGGACCTTCGGAAGGCCCGGCATTTTATCGATATGCTCATCGAACTAGAGGAGGACAATGGAAAGCTTCAGGAACAGGCTCACGGAAAAGGAGCGGTTGCCTTACATGAGACAGCGAGCGATGATGCCGCCGGCATTTGACGACGCCGACGGGATTTCCCTGCACGTTTTCGCCTGCGTTCTGTGCGCGCTGTCCGGGTTTATCCTCGGGCTGTGCACGAGGCTGTTTTGGTAATGAAAGAAACCCCGTTGATGCACGAGATTATGGTGGAGGCGAGCCGTGCTGGACTGCGGCTCTGGCGCAACAACGTGGGTCTATTTAACACCGATGACGGGCGCAAAATCCGGACGGGCCTTTGCGTAGGCTCAAGCGACCTAATCGGGCTGGCGCCTATGGTGGTCACGCAGGCTATGGTCGGGCGGAGGGTTGCAATTTTCACGGCGGTTGAGGTAAAGGTCAAGGGGCGCAAGGCGGAGGGCGGACAGCCTGCGTTCCTGGCGGCGGTTAAGGAGGCGGGTGGGATCGCGGTGGTCGCACACAGCGTAGCGGAGGCATTAGAACAGATCGGCGGGTGGGAATGGGAAGCCATGAAAAAATAGATTTTCAGGGGCTCGCGGAGGAGCTTCTTAGTAGGGCCAGCAGCCTGCTCCCGCATTGGCTGCCGGGCGGATCACAGCGCGGGACAGAGTACGTTTGTGGGAACCTTTCAGGCGGGAAGGGCACGTCCTGCAGCATCAACACACGAACGGGCCGGTGGGGGGACTTCGCCACCGACCAAAAGGGCGGTGACCTAATTTCCCTCTATGCCGCCATCCATCAGTGCTCGCAGTACGACGCGGCGGTCGAGCTTATGCGCTCTGAGGGCATAGGCCAGGCGTCGAAAATCATCCGAAGCGTTCCTGCTAGAATCGAACCAGAGACCCAAGCCGTGTCGAAGCCTCCGCTCGGCACGGCTGCCCCGGACATGGTCCACCGTCAACACGGAGCACCTACAACCGCCTGGTGCTACAAGGACCGGTCCGGGGCCCCTATTTTTTGGGTTGCCCGCTACGAAACGCCCGACGGCAAGCTGATCCTGCCGTGGTCCTGGGCGGGGGACCGTTGGGTAATGAGAGGCCAGCCGGTTCCGCGGCCGCTATACGGCCTGGAGGTTCTGGAGCAGCGTCCGAGCGCGCCGGTGCTTATCGTCGAGGGTGAGAAGGCGGCGGAGGCAGCCAGGACGCTATGCGGGCACATTTACGCGGTAGTCACATGGCCCAACGGCTCCAAGGCGGTTAGCAAGGTCGACTGGACGCCGGTGTTTGGCCGCAGCATTCTGATCTGGCCAGACGCGGACGCTCCTGGTCGGGAGTGCGCCATCGAGATCGCTGAGACCCTGCGGGCGCACTGCCCGGAGGTAAAGGTCCTCGGTCCCGATGATAAGCCAGATGGCTGGGACGCGGCCGATGCCGTAGCCGAGGGCTGGGACTGGCCGAAAATGCGCGAGTGGGCGAAGGCTCACGTGTCGGTCTACAACGTGCTGGTGGTCCAGCAGAATACGACGAACAACTACACATCCGAGGACGAGGACGCCGGCGAGGTCCCTGCCTCGCTGCACGCAATATGGGACAAGCTGGGCGTTCCGGTAGCCGGCAACGGGCAGCCGATCTGCAACCTAGACGCCGCCACGCGTGTGCTGCAGAACCATCCCTCCTTTAACACATCGATCTGGTTCGACGAATTCCACGGCCGGTACTTCACCACATGGCTTACCGAAGGGCGTCCGGTCGAGTGGAGCGATGTCTACGATATCTGGCTGGCTCAGTATATGCAGCGGGACCTTGGTATGCGGAAGATCACCGACGAGATGGTCCGCAAGGCTATCGTCGGGCACGCAAATAGGAGCCGGCGCAACGAGCCGCTTGAGTGGATGGAGCATCTATCCTGGGACGGCCAGGCACGCATCGAGCGGTTCTTTAGCGACTGCCTTGGGGCGGCGGACTCGCAGTACGCGCAGGCGGCCTCGAAGAACTGGTGGGTGTCGATGGTCGCGCGCGTTTACAGGCCGGGCTGTAAGGTCGACAACATGGTGATCCTGGAGGGCGCCCAGGGGCGGTACAAGTCAACGGCGCTTGGCATCATCGGTGGGCGCTGGTACACCGAAGCCCACGAGTCCGTGACCAGCAAGGACTTCTATATGCTGCTCCAGGGCAAGCTGATTGTCGAAATATCCGAGCTCGACTCCTTCAACAAGGCCGAGGTCACGAAGATCAAGCAGGTGATCTCCTGTCAGACCGACCGCTTCCGCCCACCGTATGGCCGCGTTTCCGCCGACTTTCCGCGACGTTGCGTTTTCGTAGGCTCCACCAACGAGGACGCCTACCTGCGCGATCCTACCGGCGCGCGGCGCTTCTGGCCCATAAAAACAGGGCGCATAGACATCGAGCGGATTAGGACCGACCGAGAGCAGCTATTTGCCGAGGCGGTGGTCGCCTTTAAGGCGGGTGCTACCTGGTATGAAATGCCCGACACGGCCATCGAGGTCCAGGAGAGCCGCCGGCAGGTCGATGAGTGGGAGGCGCCTATCAGCGCCTTCGTGTCCGGGCGCTTCCAAACGACCTCCGTTGAGATAGCAACCGACGCCCTAAACCTTGATGTGTCCCGCCTGGATATGCTGGCGCAAAAGCGCATCGCTGGGATCATGGCCGGGCTATCTTGGACGAGGGATATTGTACGCGACGGCGAGCGCACGCTTCGTGTTTGGAACCGACCCCAGGCTAGGGTGGCGGTCCCGGACGATGAGCCGTTTTAGTGAAATATCACCATAACTGCTTACTTATCATAGTAGCGTAATAATATCACCAAAAACAAATATAAACCGAAATGAGTAGCACAAATATTTCAATCCGGTCTAAAGTAGTGAAAATCGTGTACTTTGAGCCTGTACCTGTAACACTCGATGTGCCTATAAATAAAAGACTTGTGACTGTATCCGCTGTTACACCATATTCTGTAAGTAGTAGGTATATTATATATATATACTACTATCCGTAATAAGTAGCGATTTAGTTGTTGTAAAACTAGAAACTTTACAGCCCATTTTTTGGTCCGAGGTGTAACATAAAAAAGGAGGCAAGAAAAGAAAATGCGATACCTGCATAACCACCAACCGGATAACTATACCAGCTCCCTGCGGTACGGCTGGGAACGCCTCGAGGTCGGGGATACCCTCGAGATCGTAGGCCCCGCGCTGGCCGACAACGTCTACGAGTCGCTGCGGCGCTTCAGCAAAAAGCACGGCTGCGATTTTGACGTCACGTTGCTAAAACCGCAGCACTTCGTGGTTAAGCGGGTGTCATGATGGGCGGCGACGTTTTCGTTCACACGTGCGCCCGCTGTGGGCATCGTTGGGGCTCTAGGAGTGAGCTGCCTATGAGCTGCGCTGGGTGTAAGGCAAAGGCATGGTGGCGCATCGCTGGGGTTGTTGGCAGGCCGGCCGCTCCGGGGAAGAAGCGAACAGGGCGGAAGCCTCGCTACCCGGAGCTCTATAGGCTGGGCCCAGGGGAGTCTGCGGTCCTGCCGTGGCGGAGGCACCCATCCGGTGCGATCATCGATGGGCCGTACATCAACCAGGCTATCGCCCACGCGCACCGGAGGACCGGCTACGTGTTCATGGCGACGGCCTCCGAGGCGGGGGTTCTGGTTACGAGGAAGAGCGAGGCCATTGCATAAACTGCAACGCGGTGTTACTCTTAGGGTAGAAATGAAACTAGAACAGGTCCCTCTCTCTCGCCTGAAGCCGTGGGACAAAAACCCGCGGATCAACGACGCCGCAGCAGAGCGCCTCGCAAAGCTCATCGAGGCCCACGGGTTTATCAACCCAATCGTCGCCACGCCCGATGGCATCATCCGCGCAGGGCACACCCGCTACAAGGCAGCGCAACACCTAAAGCTAGCAACCGTCCCGGTCCTGTTTGTCGACTTCGCCTCCGAGGCCAAGGCCAGCGCCTATGCTCTAGCAGACAACAAGAGCTCGGAGTGGGCTGAGTGGGATATGGAGCAGGTAGCCTCCGTCCTCGACGACATACGGCGCAGCGACGTGCAGCTATTCGAGACAGGCTTCTCTGCCGAGGAGATCGAGCGATTGTTCCACGTGGAACACGAGGGCATCGGCTCCGATCCGGACGACGTGCCGTCGCTGCCCGATACCCCGCGCACAAAGCGAGGCGACCTATACCAGCTCGGCCGGCACAGGCTCGTGTGCGGGGACGCTACAGATCACGGCGACGTCGAGCGTCTTATGGGCACGACGATTGCAGACATAGTGTTCACCGACCCACCGTACAACGTCGATTACGAAGGAAAGACGAAGGACGCTTTGAAGATAAAAAACGACGCGATGGGGAGCGAGCAGTTTAGAGATTTTCTCAAGGAGTCGTTTTCGAATATGATCGCGCACACCAAGGCCGGCGGCGCGATCTACGTCACGCACGCCGACATGGAGGGATACAACTTCCGCGGCGCATTCACCGACGCAGGCTGGATGCTAAAGCAATGCCTGGTGTGGGTGAAGCAAACGATCGTGATGGGACGGCAGGACTACCACTGGCAGCACGAGCCGATCCTCTACGGCTGGGCGCCCGGCGCCGCGCATACGTGGAACACCGACCGCAAGCAATCTACCCTCCTTAACTTCGACCGACCAACGCGCTCCGAAGAACACCCCACCATGAAACCAGTCGCCCTCATCGAGTACCTGCTAGGGAACAGCTCGTTTGATGAGGCGGCAGTCATGGACCTATTCGGCGGCAGCGGCTCTACAATGATCGCCTGCGAGATGAGCAAGCGGCGTGCGTTTCTGCTGGAGCTCGACCCTGCCTATTGCGACGTGATCATCGAGCGCTGGGAGCGGTTCACAGGGAAGAAAGCCGAGCGCATCAATGCCTGAGCCTATTGTTCCATTCGAGGAGCTCGCACCGATTGAGCGATCCAAGATCAGCCTGAAGGTTTTCGAGCTATTCAAGGCCGGCTATACGCCGCGCCAGATTGCCATGTACGTCGGTTATAGCGAACAGCAGACCCGCGAGCTGTTGGCGGAGGAACAGGCAGCCATCGTCAAGGACTTCATCGAGGACCAGGACAAGGCGCGCAGGCTAGACCTAAACCGCCTCGATGATATGCTCCGCGCCGTTTACTCCAACGCAGTCAAGGGCAACCTCAACGCTGTCGACCGTGTGCTGAAAATACTAGAACGCCGCGCGAAGTACCTCGGGACAGACCAACACGTCGACAAATTCCAAATGGGCGGCAAGGTCACGCTTGAGCAGCTCGTCCTGTCGTCCATGAAAGAGGGGGACAATGGAGCCGAAGAAAAACCGGACGCTTCTCAGGCGCCCTAATCAGAGCAAGCTGTACGGATGGGTGTGCCCATCGTGTGGGCGAGGAAATGCCCCATCTACGGAAACGTGTCCATGCGGGCCGCTGGTAATAACCACAACGCACACCGGCGACCCGTTCACGATGCCGGCAAACGCGACCGCTTGCGCGATCTGAAATGCTAGAGGAGGCGGCGGAACGTATCCGGGTCTGGCGCGAGGACCCCGTCCGCTTCGTGGTTGAAGAACTAAAGGCGGAGCCCGACTCGTGGCAGGTAGAGGGGCTCCAAGCCTTCCGCAAGACAAAGCGAATGTCGCTTAAGGCGTGCAAGGGCCCTGGCAAAACGGCCTTCCTGTCGTGGATCGCGTGGAACTTCCTGGCAACGCGTCCGCACCCAAAGATGGTCGCCACGTCAATCACAGGCGACAACCTCAACGACAACCTATGGCCTGAGATGGCCAAGTGGCAGTCCCGCAGCGAATTCCTAAAGCAAACCTTCACCTGGACCAAGACGCGCATCTTCTCGAACCAGCATCCCGAAACGTGGTTTATGTCCGCGCGCACCTGGCCCAAGAGCGCCGACCAAACGCAGCAGGCGGACACCCTAGCAGGGCTGCACGCAGACTTCCTGCTGTTTATTCTCGACGAGGCCGGCGGCATCCCCGACGCAGTTGCAGCTACGGCCGAGGCTGGTCTGGCCACCGGCATCGAGACCAAGATCGTTATCGCCGGCAACCCCACGCACCTAGAGGGGCCGCTGTACCGCTCGTGCACGACGGAGCGGCACCTGTGGCACGTCATCGAGATTACCGGTGACCCGGATGATCCGCGACGCTCGAAGCGTATCTCCGAGCAGTGGGCGCGCGAGCAGATCGAGAAATACGGCAAGGACAACCCGTGGGTGCTGGTGAATGTTTTCGGGAAATTCCCGCCGAGCAGCATCAACACCCTTCTAGGTCCGGACGAGGTGCAGGCGTCTATGCGGCGCACGCTGCGGGAGGACGCCTACTCCTGGGCGCAGAAGCGCCTTGGAGTGGACGTTGCTCGCTTTGGTGACGACCGCAGCGTGATATTCCCGCGCCAGGGCTTGGCTTCGTTCCGCCCGGCAATCATGCGAAACGTCCGCACGACCGACATTGCCGCGCGCGTTATCCTTGCCCTCTCTCGGTGGAACGCCGAGATCACCCTGGTGGACGACAGCGGGCATTGGGGCCACGGCGTGATCGATAACCTAATAACCAGCGGGGCGCCAGCCATCCCGATCCTCGGGGAGTCGCCGGCGATCAACCCGCGATACTTCAACAGGCGCACTGAGATGTGGCTGGAGATGGCCGAGTGGGTAAAGCGTGGCGGGGCCCTACCGAACATCCCCGAGCTCGTTCCAGAGCTTACTGCACCAACGTACACATTCCTGAACGGCAAATTCCAGCTGGAGCCAAAGGACCAGATCAAGAAACGCCTGGGCAACTCTCCGGACATAGCGGACGCTCTGGCGCTTACATTTGCCATTCCGGATATGCCGGCGAACTCGGCGACGCTGGCTGGACGACAAGGCAAGCCTTCAAACCATCATTCAGACTATGAGCCCACAGAAACGTGACGACCGACCCAGGTACTGTGTACACGGAGCAGAGCGCAGGTGGTGTACTCGCTGTCGTTATGGCCCGCTTTTCGATGAGCCAGAGGACGGAGAGCAGGACGTGGTTGATTTCATGAGCAGGCACGACAGACCTGTCAAGTAGTTTTTGATTGTGCTGGATTGTTTTTCGCGTTAGGATAGTACAAAGGGGGATAGATGCGCTTTCAAAAGGAGTCATTCACTGAGGAGCTCTTTGAAGAAGCCTATCCCCTTTTGTTCCAGCATTGGCGCGAGATCGCGCACTATCAAGACATCCCTCTAGACCCAAACCTTGAAGGCTACATGGCCGCCAACGAAGCCGGCGGCCTGCGCGTTTATACAGCGCGCGACAACGAGGGCGTGCTCGTAGGGTACGCGGTTTTTATCGTTCGGCGTAACCTACACTACAGCTCATCCCTGCAGGCTATCCAGGACATTCTCTACATCGCACCCACCAGGCGCGGCCTGGGCGGGTACTTCATCCACTGGTGCGACGACCGGCTCAAGGAAGAGGGCGTCCAGGTCGTGTACCACCACGTGAAGGAAGCGCACAATTTCGGCGCGCTCATGGAGCGCCTCGGCTATGAACTCGTCGACCACATCTACGCTCGGAGGCTTGACCAGAATGGGAGTTAGCGCGGCTATCATTACAGCGGCTGTTGTCGGGGGGTCAACCGTGTACGCGGCAAACCAATCAAACAAGGCTCAAAAGCAGGCCGCCAACCAGAGCGCTGACCAGGGGCGAACCGCCGAGCGATTGCAGAACGAGCTGATCTCGCGCCAGGACGAGCAGGTTAAAGGCGCAGAGAGCGAGGCGGCCAACACGACCGCACGCGATGAGGCAAAGCGTCGGCAGCGCCAACGCTCGGTTGGTGCAACCGGTCGGCGCGACACAATCCTGACCAGCCCGCTTGGGCTCGTTGGCCAGGCAAGCGCAACCGGTAAGACACTGCTGGGGCAGTAACATGTCCTACGGCGTAGGGACCTACGCGGCAAATCGAGGCGACTCAGGAGCTGGCTCCGCGTCCATCGGTGGCTATGCTGCCACTAAGCGGCAGGAGCTCGAGGCGTTGCGCGGGCAGCTAGAACAGGAGCGGTCCTCGTTCATAAGCCACTGGCGCGCGATCGGCGAGTATATCCAGCCGCGGCGCCCACGCTTCACGATCACGGACGTCAATCAAGGCGACCGTCGCAACCAAAAGATTCTCGACTCTACAGGCACTCTGGCCGCGCGAACGCTCGCTTCCGGTATGATGGCGGGCGTAACCTCCCCCGCGCGGCCTTGGTTTAGACTGACCGTCCCCGATCCGGAGCTTGCCGAAAGCGGGGCGGTCAAATCGTGGCTGCACATCGTCACAGCTCGGATGGCGACCGTGTTCTTGCGATCGAACCTATACAACGCACTGCCGACCGTCTATGGCGACATGGGCAGCTTCGCCACCGCGGCCGTTGGGATAGAGGAGGACTTCGAGAACGTAATCCGCAGTTATCCGTTCCCGATTGGCAGCTACTACATCTCGACGAACGAGCGCGGTGTTGTTGATACGTTCATGCGCGAAATGCGGTTTACAATTCGGCAGCTCGTTTCAAAGTTTGGCTACACATCCGGGAGCAAGGAGATCGACTGGCGCAAATTCAGCACGGTCGTGAAGGCACAGTGGGATAAGAAAAACTTTGAGCATTGGGTCGACGTCTGCCACGTCATCCGACCAAACCCTGAATACGATCCAGCCTCGCGCCTTAACAAGCACAAGCGATACGAGGCGTGCTACTACGAGATCGGCGTTACAAACGCACAGGCGGGGAACTACATGAGCAAGGAACGTGAGGACCTGTTCCTTGATGAGAAGGGTTACAGCATCTTTCCTGTTTTGTGCCCGCGCTGGGAAACAACTGGCGAGGACGCCTACGGCACAAACTGTCCTGGCATGGTGGCCCTCGGGGACATCAAGCAGCTCCAAAGCGGGGAGAAAACCGCTCTTAAGGCTATCCAAAAGATGGCCGACCCTCCGATGGTGGCACCGACCGCGTTGAGGACGTCGCGCACATCCATTCTGCCCGGCGACATAACCTACAGCGACGAGACGGCCACCTCGAAGGGTTTTCGCCCGGCGCATGAGGTCGACCCGCGCATCCAAGAGCTCGAAGGCAAGCAAGAGCAGGTGCGCGTTCGCGTGCGCCGCGCGTTCTTCGAGGACCTGTTTTTGATGCTGCACGCTGACACACGTCAGCAGCCTCCGACCGCGCGCGAGATCGAGGAGCGCCACGAGGAGAAGCTTCTCGCGCTAGGCCCGGTGCTTGAGCAGCTAAACCAAGACCTGCTGGACCCTCTTATTGATATCACCTTCGAGTATATGGATCGCCAAGGGCTCATCCCAGAGCCACCCGAGGAAATCGCAGGGATGCCGCTTAATGTCGAGTATGTATCCATCATGGCCCAGGCGCAGAAGCTAATCGGGCTCGCCGGCCTTGAGCGTTTTGCCGGCTTCGTCGGTAACCTAGCAGCCAACACGCAGGACCCGTCGGTTCTGGATAAGGTAGACATTGAGCAAATGATAGACGTCTACGGAGACACCGTCGGTGTTGACCCTGGGATCATCCGAGCCGATGAGGTTGTCGCGCAGATGAAGCAGGACCGCGCGAAGGCAGCGCAGGCACAGCAACAAGCGACGGTTATCCGCGAGGGAGCCGGCGCCGCGCGCGACCTGGCGTCCGCTGATATGAGCGGGGATAATGCCTTAACCAGGCTCATCAAACGTGCAAACGCCGGCAACCCCGTTCCGGTGTCGTGATGGACGCATTCGGCGAGGACCCGATCCGCTTGATATCGAACGACGTCATTGGGCTCGTCAAGCAAAAATACCCTGGCCTTAGCGCCGCCGAAGTATGCGCCGGCCTTGAGATGGCGAAGATGGAAATTTACGTCGCGGTGGTATGCGAGGAACCAGAGGAATGACGCAGCAGGCATTCGTTCAGAACGCGGCTGACCCGCAGCAGGTTAAAGAGGGCGGGACGCGGGCGCAGATATTGCGTCGGCGTGAGCTCGACGACGTCAGGTTCTTGCTGGCGAACCCGTCCGGGCGTCGGTTCATCTGGCGCCTGCTTGAGCACTGCAGCGTGTTCAAAACGATCTGGCACCCGAGTGCTCTGATCCACCACAATTCAGGAAAACAGGACGTCGGACATTTCATTATGGGCGAGGTTACAGAGGCAGACGCAGAAGCTTTTATTCAGATGATGGTCGAGGCAAAGCAAACGGAGAACAACAATGGCTGACAACGCAAACGCACAGGGCTCACCGAATGCGGGTGCTGGAGAGAACAACAACCCGGACGCGGCCGCACAAGCTGCCGCCGCCGCCGCTGCTGCAGCAGAGGCCGCCAAAAAGACACCGCCGGCTGGTGATGCCGGCAAGGCGCCGACCCCGACCGTCCCCGAAAAATACGAATTGAAAATTCCAGAGGGCTCTTTTATCAAAGCCACTCGCCTAGACGAGATCGCAGCCGAAGCGCGCGCGCGAGGATTGTCGAACGAGCAGGCACAAGAGCTGGTTGAACGTGAGCACGGCGCGATTCACGGGTACATAGAAAACAGCGTCGCGGAAAGTAAGCAGGCGTGGCTGCAGGCCGCTCAAACCGATAAGGAAATCGGAGGCGACCGTTTCAACGAAAGCGCGGAGATGGCCAAGAGGGCCGTCGACCATTTCGGAAGCCCCGCCTTCAAACAGGCTCTAGAGGACACCGGGTTAGGCAATCACCCTGAACTGATCCGCGTGTTTCGACGTGTATTTGAGGCAGCTCTAGCGGATGGGAAACTCGAACGCGCCGCACCAAGCGCAGGCGCCAAGAAGTCCCTCGCTGAACGGCTTTATGGAGACTCAGAAAAGAAGGAGTAACGTTAAATGGCAACACTGGCAGCTAATGTTTTAACCCTGGCCGATTGGGCAAAGCGGCTTGATCCGAACGGGACGGTCCCCGATGTCGTGGAACTGCTCTCGCAGACCAACGAAATCCTGACGGATATGTTGTGGCAAGAGGGCAACCTGCCCGTCGGCCACCGCGTGACTGTCCGCACCGGCTTGCCGACCGTTGCATGGCGCCTGCTAAACCAGGGCGTGCAGCCGAGCAAGAGCACCACGGCTCAGATCGACGAGGCGTGCGGTATGCTCGAGGCGTGGTCCGAGGTAGACAAGGACTTGGCCGACCTCAACGGCAACACCAGCGAATTCCGTCTCTCCGAAGCGACGGCGTTTATCGAGTCGATGAACCAGGAAATGGCGCAGACCCTGTTCTACGGAAACAGCGGCACGGCCCCGGAAGAGTTTACCGGTCTGGCCGTTCGCTACTCGTCCCTGTCCGCGAATAATGCTCAGAACATTATCACCGGCTCCGGGTCTGGTTCCGACAACAGCTCGATCTGGCTGGTCGTTTGGGGCGGGCAGAGCGTCTATGGTATCTTCCCGAAGGGCAGCAAGGCAGGGTTGATCCACGAGAACCTCGGTCTTGTAACCGTCGAGACAACGGCCGGTATCGCAGGCACGCGCTTGCGCGCTTACCAGGACCGCTGGCAATGGAAGTGTGGCGTTGCGCTGAAGGACTGGCGTTACGTTGTCCGCATCCCGAACATCGACATCAGCAATCTGGTGGCGAAGTCCTCGGCAGCGGACCTGATCGAGCTGATGATTAAGGCCATTCACCGTGTGCCGAATCTGCAGCTTGGTCGCGCCGTGTTCTACATGAACCGGAGCTGCTTCCAGATGCTGGACATCCAGCGCCGTGATGACATCATCACCGGCGGCGGACTCACCTGGCAAACGGTCGACGGCGTTCCGCAGGCGAGCTTCCGGGGCATCCCGGTTCGCATTTGCGACGCTCTCACCGAAGCCGAGGCTGTGGTCAGCTAAAGCGGATCGGGTTGGTTGCTCGGTTGAAGTTAAAATTGCATCAGAAGGAGACATGAAATGATTCTTGACGCACAAGGGCAGTTTTCCGATTCGCAGGCCGTTACGGCCGACGCAGTCGGTACAAATGTGATCGACCTCGGGGTTGATCGGTCGTTAGGCAATGGCGAGGCAATGGCCGTTGTTTTCACGGTTGAAGTCGCGGCGGATCAAACCACCGGTGACGAGGACTACACGTTCGACGTGGAGTACGCAAGCAACGCAGCGCAAAGCACCGGTCGTCAGTTAATCGGTCGCCGCGTTTTTGAGTCTGGCACTCCGACGGCCCCCGCGCAAGACGCGGACCTGTTGGTGGCCGGCTTTACGTTTGCGATCCCGATCCCCCCGACGAAGCTGTCGGAGAGCGAGAGGTATCTCGGCATCCGGTACGACGTCACAGGCACCACGCCCACCATCACCTGCAGCGCGCACCTGGTGCCGTTGCGTTCTGTTGATGTTGGTTCGATATCGTATCCTGACGGAATCACCATCAGCTAACATTGGTGGTGATGCGCGGCGGGCCAGAGGCTCCCCCCGTGGGCTTCTGGCCCGACCGCTCCTTAAAATGAGAGGGAAACAATGCTTGTTGAAGCAAAGCAGCTCGGATACTTTGGACACGTGCGCCGCCGTCCGGGCGATCGTTTTGAGATTGAATCGGAGCAGCAATTCTCGCACAAGTGGATGATCAAGGTCGACGGGTCCGTCGCAAGCGCGCCGGCTCAGTCTAAGAAGCGCGTCATTGCGCCGAAGGCCGTGAGCGCAGAGACGCACCACGAATCGGCCACAGGGGACACCGAGGTTATTTAACAGGCACCCATCTATGGGGCAGCAAACGAGGTAATCGATGGCGGTAATAGCAGAAGCAATAACGCCTATTCGGACATGGGGGGACCGCGCACACATTATCTCGTGGACCCCTCTGGCTAACGGCGACAGCGGAAGCCCGATTGAAATGCCGGGCTCCGCAGACCGAAGCATTCAGATTTCAGGGACCTTCGGCGCTGGAGGAACGATTGTTTTCGAGGGCAGCAACGACGGCACAAACTACGTTACCCTGACCGACCCGCAGGGCAACGCAATCAGCAAGACGGCAGCCTCGATCGAGGCAGTCACCGAGCTTACGCGCTACGTTCGCCCGCGCGTTACTGCGGGGGACGGCACCACGGCTCTTACGGCAACACTCATCGTTCGGAGGATTCTATGAGCCGCGCATCCCAGGCAGCAGATGACATCAAAAATCTGGCGACGAAGTTTCGCAGCCTGCTGACCCTCGCTGAAGCACTTGAGGCCATCGGCAGCATCGAGCAGGCAGAACGCGACGCGAAATCACGCAAGGACAAAGCTGTGGCAGAAGAGGCCGTATCCGCGCAGCAGTTAACGCTTGCGGTCGCGCGCCTTAAAACCGCCGAGGAAAAGATCGCCGACGTTGACCGCAACGCCGCGGAGATTATCCGGAACGCAGAGGACAAGGCGGCTTCGATTATAAGCGAGGCCAAGGCATCTGCGTCGGCTATTAGTGCGGAGTCGGACAAGCGTGTCGATGCTGTTAAGCAGGACATTGTGATCCTGCGCGGGAGTCTGCAGGCGTTGCAGGGCAAGATCGACGAAAAGACGGCAGAGCTCGCAAATCTAACCAAGGCCATCGAGGACGCGAAGAGCAGGGTTCTCTCTCTGTAATGGAGTGGAACAGTCGACGACGAAGCTGGGTGGTAAGCGGGGCAGGGGTTGCGCTTGTGGCGCTAATTTGGAGCATTGGCTTTCAACTAATGCGAGCTGCGTCTTGGGTGTACGACACCCTCCGCCAGACGCACGACAACTCGGGGCGCATAGACGAACTGGAGGCGACCGTGAAATCTATGAGGCAGGGACCATGAAATATGGATTCTCAAAGGCTCATCGAAGTGTCGGGCAAGATCAGGACCGGGGATGCGATTCTGTGGCGGTCGGAGCCGAACTTACACAATGCGGACACCTATGCGGTGATCCCGATACTGCGAGCTGGCGGGCAGAGCGACTGGATGCACATCAGCCGCGCGATAGTCGAGAGGCGCATCATAAGGCCGAACTGGCAAACCGATGGTGGACCCCCGGAGTTTTGGACCTATTACGACTCCCCGAAGGTAATGGAACTGCAGCGGGAGGTTTACGTCAAGGTCTTACACGCTTCAAAGCATGGTGGCGTGCGCGTCGAGTATCTCAAGCGGATGATGGAGGCCCATCACGGCAGCGCGGTTTGGATACCGATGGATCACGAGAAGGCGTACAAGATCAACCCAAACTATCAGTCGGTGATCATGGCGCAAAGTATCGTCCAAGATGGCCTCGACTACTCGGTAGGCAATCTGGCGCGGCACTCATCCCTCTTGCGCTGGATGTTCAGGGTCAACCGATCTGCATGGGAGTGCTCGCGGCTTTTTGGGGTCGTCGACATTCTATGCGGATTCCCGGTCAAATCAAACGCCACTCCTCCGGAGCGCGTCGAGTCGGGGATGTACCGCTTGGACTTGGCGCAGCTCCTCGAACCAGACTATCTCGGGCAATTCCGCTTATACAATACTCCATCAGGCAAGCGGTCGACGCGGCGTGGCGCGAAGCCTGGCGAGCACTCTAAAAAAAGGGAGCAAGACTTAGATGGCGGCATCGATTACGTTCTATAACAGCTTCAAAGAGTTTATCGCAGACGGCACGACCGATCTTGATACAAACACGTTTAAGGTGCTGCTTACATCGTCGAGCTACACTCCGTCGGCATCAACGCATACGGTTAAGGCTGACGTAACGAATGAGCTCGCTACTGCCAACGGATACACAGCAGGCGGCGCAACGCTTGGTTCTGTTACCTGGGGGCAATCGGGCGGAACTGCTACATTCGACGCAGCCGACACTGTCTGGACTGCGTCTGGTGGCTCCATCACCGCTCGGTATGCCGTGATCTACGACGACACATCGGCCAGCGACATTTTGGTTGCGTACATCCTGCTCGATACGACGCCGGCAGATGTAACGGCCACATCCGGAAACACATTGACGCTTGCCTGGAACGCAAGCGGAATATTTACGCTGGCATAATGGCACTCGCCAGGCTTAACCACCAGCGCCCGCCAACCTGGGGCGAGCTTGCGGACATTCGCGCGCGGTATGTGGACCAGGCAAACACCACAAAGGCCGCGTACCGCGCGGACGTCCTAGCACTCGGCCAGGCGCTTGACCATGCGCTAAACCTTCTGCACCAGGCGGTTGGGCTGAAGGTAGTTTGCCGGGACATGCTTCTTCCGATGCTATGCCCTGAGTGTACGCAATGGGCGGCGGGCACTAACAAGGCGCAGAAGCGTTACACGAAAGCCCACGAGGGCGGCACCTGCACCTGCTTTGATGCAAACCCGAACGACGCGCTTGCGAGTGCTAGCACGATTGAAACCCCGATGGTCTTAGAGGGGGCCGAGTAATGGCGACGCGCTACATTGACTTCGAGAACGTCAGCAGCACCCTTACCGGGACGTGGACAAGCACCGGCACGGCGGTGGCTGGCACGGGTGGGGCAGCCACGACCGAGCTTGCGGTCGGTGACTATGTTCGCAAAAATTCGGGGGCGCTCACTTGGTATCGTGTGACTGCCATCACGGACGACAACAACATTACGATTGACTTCTCCCCAGCCACGAACGGCATGGAGGGGGCTTTCTCAAGCGCCACATTGCAAGCCTGGGACCAATCGGTTGAGGACGGCACTACCACCGGCAAGGCTTATTGCTCGCTTCACGCGGCGCGCCAAAACGAGACTATGGGCGCAGGGGATATTTGGTACTACCGCGGCGGGCAGGTTGAATACCTGCACACCAGCGCCTACACGCTTGTTGAAACCGCAGGCACCGCAACGGGCTACTCATCCCTGATCTGT